GTGTAAGCCCATGATTTCACTCGTGTTACTACTACTGCCACTACTAAGCCATAAATAGCTTGACTTATGTGAAGACTTATGTTATACTATTGTTGTAATTAGGGACAATTTGTGTTATGACCACTGAACTTTCCGAAGTTAAAAAAAGAGGTCGTGGCAGACCCCGTAAGTCAGAGTTAGCCGCTGTAAAACCCGGTAACAAGGGTAAAGTGGGTAGACCCAAGGGTGACGCCGCTATAATCAACGAGTACAAATCTCGTATGTTGGCTTCCCCTAAGTCTAAAAAGGTCCTTGAGACTATTTTTGATGCTGCCTTGGACAACGACCATAAGAATCAGGCTTCTGCTTGGAAGCTAATTATGGACCGTATGCTACCTGTAGGTGCATTTGAGCGAGAAGTAGTGAAGGACGGTGGTAGAAACGCCATACAGATCAACATTACTGGTGTTGGTACTGTAGACGTAAGCGATCCCAGTGATGTTATCGAAGGAGAAGTAGTAGATGAGTCTTAAGTACTTTACATTAGACGAGTTCAACTGCCAAGTCACTGGTGAAAACAAGATGGAACCGGAGTTCCTACAGAAGCTTGATCGTTTACGTGCTGGGTGTGGGTTCCCGTTTGTCATAACAAGCGGTTATAGACACCCCATAGAACATCCTATTGAAGCTGCCAAGGATGTTCCGGGGACCCATGCCCAAGGCATTGCAGTAGACATCCAAATTACTAACTCAGCTCAACGTATTGTCCTCGTGCAACAAGCTCTTGAAAAGGGCTTCACGGGCATAGGCATTGCTAAGTCCTTTGTCCATGTGGATACACGTGGTACTACTCCTGTAATGTGGGTATACTAATGCTTTACACTAAGAATAAAAACCTGACCGACACCAGTACACAAACTATTATTACTGTCCCTGATGGTCACGTAGCTCACTGGAACTTAGTCTTTGTTGCTAACTTGCACAACTCTACTAACTCCATTACTTTATTTGTGGACAAACCTAGTCCAACTCCTGATATCTATATCTATAACGGCACTAACATAAGTTCCAAAGAACATCTAATGATTGACGGTCAAGCAGTGTTTGTACTACAGCCCGGTGACGTTATTAAAGCGTCTACAAGTAGCTCAGGTAATGTCGAAGTAGTAGTGACTTTTGACCTGCTCCCAGCACCAACAGTGTTTAACAACTTTAATGGATCTTGACATTGAGCTACTGCCTTGGCAACAAGATGTCTGGGCAGACAACACTAGATTTAAGATTGTAGCAGCAGGTAGACGTACAGGGAAGTCTAGGCTTGCAGCATGGATGCTTATTGTAAACGCTTTGCAGGCCGAGAGGGGCCACGTGTTCTACGTAGCGCCAACACAGGGACAGGCACGTGACATCATGTGGCAGACCTTGTTGGAACTAGGGAACCCTGTCATCTCAGGTAGCCACATTAACAACTTACAGATTAAGTTAGTCAACGGTGCAACCATAAGCCTCAAAGGGGCCGATAGACCAGAGACAATGCGTGGTGTCAGCCTTAAGTTCCTAGTGTTGGACGAGTACGCAGACATGAAGCCTGACGTATTTGAGCAGATCCTAAGACCTGCCTTGGCTGACCAGAAGGGCTGTGCGATGTTCATAGGAACACCTATGGGTCGCAACCACTTCTACGAACTGTATAAGTACGCAGAGCTAGGTGACGACGAGACTTACAAAGCGTGGCACTTTACTTCCTATGACAACCCAATCTTGGACCCAAATGAAATTGACACCGCTAAGAAGTCTATGTCGAGCTATGCGTTTCGTCAGGAATTTATGGCGTCATTTGAAGCTCGTGGGTCAGAAATGTTTAAAGAGGACTGGGTAAAGTTTGACACAGAAAGCTCAGGAGAAGGGGACTACTACATAGCAGTTGACTTAGCAGGTTTTGAAGAAGTCAACAAAAAGAGAACTAAGAACACTAAGCTAGACGAAACAGCTATTGTTGTAGTAAAAGTAAATCCAAATGGGTGGTACGTAGAAAACATTATATACGGTCGTTGGACTCTCGACGAAACAGCAGTTAAGATATTTCAAGCTGTAAGAGACTACGAGCCACTCAGTGTAGGCATTGAGAAGGGCATTGCAAAGCAAGCAGTAATGTCTCCTCTGCTGGACCTACAGAAGCGACACGGGACGTTCTTCAGAGTCGAGGAACTTAGTCACGGTAACAAGAAGAAGACTGACAGGGTCATGTGGGCGCTTCAGGGACGCTTTGAAAACGGATTTGTAACTCTGAATAAAGGGGAGTGGAACTCTAGGTTCTTAGACCAACTGTTTCAGTTCCCTGACCCACTAACTCACGACGACTTAGTTGATGCTTTAGCTTACATTGACCAGCTTGCAAACGTAGTTTATGACTACGAATACGAAATTGATGACCATGAAATTTTAGACGTAGTCTCAGGATACTAGGGAACCAAACTATGAGTGACTTATTTGAACCAGATCCCCTTATGATGGAAGAATCCATTGAAAGCTGGGTTATAACCAAATGTGAAGATTGGCGTGACAACTACCAGTCTAACTACGAAGAACGCTTTGATGAGTACTACAGACTCTGGAGAGGAATCTGGGACCCAGCAGACTCAGAACGTAAGTCAGAGAGAAGTCGTATTATTTCTCCTGCGCTTCAACAAGCTGTTGAGTCAAACGTAGCAGAGCTAGAGGAAGCTACCTTTGGTCGAGGCAAGTGGTTCGACGTGTCCGACAACGTGGGTGACTCAGAGCGTCAAGACGTGATGTTCCTGAGAAACAAGTTGACAGAAGACTTCGAGGACTGTAAGGTCCGTAAAGCAGTAGCAGAGTGTCTAATCAACGCTGCTGTCTACGGTACTGCTATGGGTGAGATTATCATCGAAGAAATGAAGGAAATGGCTCCTGCAACTCAGCCCATCATGGGTGGTGACTTACAGGCAGTTGGAGTCAACATTACAGAAAGAGTCAAAGTAAAACTCAAGCCTGTACTCCCTCAGAACTTCTTAATTGACCCTGTGGCTACCAGTGTTGAAGACGCTTTAGGAGTAGCAGTAGATGAGTTCGTAAGTCTACATCAGGTTGAGCTTTTGCAAGAACAGGGTGTTTACCGTGATGTTTACGTAGGTCCTGCTGCTACTGACTCAGAATTGGAACCAGACCAGCTTTACTCTGTGTACAACGACGACAAAGTTCGTCTCACTAAGTACTACGGTTTAGTCCCTAGAGAGCTTCTTGAGTCTGCTATGGCTGACGAAAACGAAGAAGAAGAAGAAATAGTAGAAGTGACTGAAGACTCAGAGTCAAAACGAGAGTCAAGGTACGTAGAGGCAGTTGTAGTAATTGCCAATGGTGGCATCTTGTTGAAAGCTGAGGCTAACCCTTACATGATGCAGGACAGACCCATCGTTGCTTTCCCTTGGGACGTAGTACCCGGAAGGTTCTGGGGTCGAGGCGTGTGTGAAAAAGGTTACAACTCTCAGAAGGCTTTGGACGCTGAGTTACGAGCTAGGATTGACGCTCTAAGCCTCACGATTCATCCTATGCTGGCTGTGGACGCTACTAGGCTACCACGTGGAGCTAAACCGGAAGTACGTCCCGGTAAAATGATTTTAACAAACGGAGATCCACGTGAAATTTTACAGCCGTTTAACTTTGGACAAGTTAGTCAAATTACCTTTGCTCAGGCGTCTGCTCTACAGCAGATGGTACAACAGGCTACTGGTGCGGTTGACTCTGCTGGAATCGCGGGTTCAGTTAACGGAGAAGCTACGGCTGCTGGTATTAGTATGTCTCTTGGCGCTATTATTAAACGCCATAAGCGCACACTCATTAACTTCCAGCAGTCTTTTTTGATCCCTTTTGTAAAGAAAGCAGCCTATCGTTACATGCAGTTTGATCCTGAGAACTACCCTGTTGCTGACTACAAGTTTAACGCGAGTAGTACTCTGGGTATCATTGCTAGAGAGTACGAAGTGACTCAGCTTGTACAACTGCTACAGACTATGGAAAAAGGCTCTCCTCTGTACAACACACTGATCCAGTCTATCATTGACAACATGAACTTGTCTAACCGAGAAGAACTTGGTGCAGCTCTTCAGAAGGCTATGGAGCCTAACCCAGAAGCACAGCAAATGGCTCAGGCAGCACAAATGGCACAGGTTGAGTTCCAGAAGTCACAGACT